TTTGTCTGGAACCTTCTGAGAATGAATTGTCAAACCCGCTATCGAAGATTTGTTCAAAATGAGAATTGATTTTACCGGATGATTTGTTCCAGCATCATGCCGGGACAAACACAAAACGAGCCGTCCCATCGGCAAAATCCTGCCGACCGACGCTCTCCTTTTCGGTCAGGACAGCGAAGATGCCGCTGGGCATATCATCCCGGCCGAACAGCAGATTGAGCGGAAACTGCGGGACCATCTTGACACCGAGTAGCAGTGGCGTTCCGAGTGAATCCATCACTCCGAGCATCCAGTAGCCGCCGGTGTCATTCCATGTGAATCGCAGTTGATACAGCCTGCTTTGGAGGGAAACTTTGACAACGCTGTCGTTCATGTCCGGGACTTCGATGACGAAGTAGTCCACGAACGCCCTCCTTATCCCAGTAAGCCGAAACTGCTGGCAGCGTTATAGAGAACGGAACCTCTGCTAGAGCTGAACGAAGAACCTGATGCAGAGGAGCCGCCGGACGAGCTGCTTCCTGCCGTACTTGCAGCGGTTGTGCTTGCTTTTCCAGCGGCTTTTGCTGTTTTGCCCGACTTGCCGTAGCTGGCCGGGATTTCTGCGGTGGCTGTTTCCGTCACCTCGATCTTCTTGAAGGCTATCGGAATCTCACGGGCGTAGCCGACCTCCACAGACTTCTTGATGTTCATGCTTGTAATCACCATGTTGGAATACACGCAGTCAGTGGTCGTGACTTCGAGAATCTTCTTGGCGAAATACAGGTCCTTCAGCCGACGAACAACGCCCTCCGTCTTTCCGGGGCCGGAGCCTGTACGCTCCCTCCATGTCACCGGCGTATCGGTCACATAGAGCGTCATATTCAGGGTGTCGGCTTTCAGCACGATGGTGTCGCTTACACTGAAGCCCTTTTCAGTCGGGTACTCAGGCACATCCGCTTCATAGCCTTCTTCGGAGTCGATCAGGGCATCAAACTCGATGTCATCGACGCTGACGGGCTGTTTTGCTCTTGCCATGTACTCTCACCTACTTTGCAAATGCCAGCGCACGGGCCATCTCGCCGGTAGCATCGCCTGCGGCCTTATCCATAGCCTCAGAACTCTTTTGCTGCCCGGCACGGTCGCCGTTGAACTGGTTGTTGATGTTTACGTTCTGGGTCACAGTGCGCCCACCGGTCGTGCCGCCGGTTGCGCCCCGCCCGGTAGCTTTGGAAACCACATTGGCCTTGGCGATGACCGACATTTCGCCGGTCATGCCTTCCAGTGCATCCTTCACCTTCTTCTTGCCGGAAGTGATGCCCGATGCCATCAGGTCGATCATGTCCGGCATATAGGTGTGGAAGTCGCTCAGGGGGCCATCCTCCGGCTCCGAGAAGCCGAGGAACGACTTGATCTTATCGGCTACGCCTTTTACAGCCTCGCCTACACGACCTACCGCAGACTGGATGCCTGATACGATGCCGTCGATGATGTCGGAGCCCCACTTCAGGGCTTCAGCCGGGAGAGATGTTATCCAGTCGATGGCCGCTTGGATGCCTGTCACAATGGCATCGCGGACGTTGCCAATCGTAGTCTTGATGCCTTCCAGCAGATTGCCTGCTGCCTCACGAATCTTGTCCCAGTTCTTCCACAGCAAAACGCCGATTGCGATTGCAGCGGCGATTGCCAGAATGACCGGGCCGAAGGCGCTGGCAAGAACAGAGATTACTGCACCGACTACCTTGATAACGGTGATGATGCTCTTTACAACAACAAAGGCCAGCTTAATAACGGAAATGACCGCTTTCACAACAGAAATAACGGTTGTAATCACGCCAAAGATAGCTGAGATGCCCTTGACAGCGGCTATGACAGCCACCACGCCCACGGCAATTTTGCCGATGGATTCACCGATGTCTGTCCATTTTTTCTTATCAACCTTCCCGCTCGACAATTCCTTGAAGAACCGAGCGATACCGGGGGCTACCTTGGCTACGGCTTGCTGTATCTCCTCAAGCGCCACCACCGCCGCAGTTCGGATGCCCTCAAATATGGGGACAACCACATTACGGATGCCTTCGCCGATGTAGCCGATGGCCTGCTTGATCTTCGTCCATACTCCGACGATGTTCTGGCGCAGCTTTTCGCAGTCTACGCCAGCTCGTTCGAGCATGGTTCCGAGAAGGCTTTTGTCGCCCCGCATGAACGAGATGAAGTCCTCAATCACGAGGGCCAGCAACAGGAAGACCGCAAAAAAGGCCAGCGCCTTTCCGTGGCCCAGCCCTATTGCCCGCGCCAGCTTCGTAAAGCCGGTTATGGCCGCTCCGATTTTCTTGAGGTTCATCGCCACGAGCATGGCAGTGAACGCCGCAGCCAGAACAGACAGCACACGTTGTGAGCCGCCCAGCTTATCCGTAAGGTCGGTGAGCTTCTGGAGCCAGTCACGAATCATCGTCAGGCCCTTTGCACCAATGCTCAGAATCTTCTGATAGGTCGGCAGGAAGAACTGGCCGACGATCGTTTTGATTTCCTTCAGCTTGGCGATGTACCGCTTTTTGGTGCTTTCGTAGCTGTCGAGACTGCGCTGGCAGTCGCCAATGGCATCCGGGCTTTGCTGGAGGATGGCCTGATAGTTGACCTGCATCTTCGTGAGCTGGTCCAGCTTATCGTAGGTTCCTTTCAGCCCAAGCGTAGCCATCGCCTGCGCTCTGGTGCTGTCGTTCAGGACCGCACCCAACGTCTTGGCGGCTTCAGACTCGCCCATGACAGCCTTCGTCATGGCGTTTACGGACGCTGTTTCGTCCATGTTCCCAAACGAGGCAAGGTCGAGGGCCAGCGAGGTCATCTGCTCGGCCATTTCAGCGCCAGCTTGGCGGGTCATGCCAAAGCCGACAAGCAAGTTCTGCTGATCGGCAAGGTAGGTCTTGATGTCGTTTTTGTTGCGGCCAATGGCATCGGAGTATTCCTGCGCCCATTTATCGACCTCATCCCGCATATCGCCGAAGACAACATCGAACTTGTTCTGCATCTCCTCAATAGAGGATGCCACCTCAACGCAGCCATCAATGGCGCTCTTGATTCCCGCGACGGACAGCGTGATGCCGACCGCGCCGAGGACTTTAGAGGCCATCGACTTCAGCGACTTGATGCTGCCCTCTACCTTCTGCTCGGAGGATTGATCGACCTTGTAGCCAAACAGGATGCCGATGTCGCGTATGGTCATACTGGTCAGCTCACCTCCTTAGCCATATCCTCTACCCGGCCGGCTTCCACGTCCTGCTCCATGCGGTACAGTGCATAGAGCTTCAGAGCTTCGTCCAGCGTATAGCAGTTCTTCAGCTCCCACATGGATGCCAGCCGAGCCTTGATGAGGATATACATTCTCAGCTCAAGCTCTGTGAAACCGCTGAGGTCGAGGTCGCCGTAGCGTTCCGGGCCTGAGCCATCGTCCTCTCCGCCCACTCGGCGACTTTGCCAAATCGGTCGCCGAGCTTCTTGAAAAAACCGTTGTAGTTGGTGCGGATGACCTCAAACGCCAGAATAAACATATCCTGCACATCGGTGCAGAACACCTCGTTGGCGAGGTCTTCCGTAAGCAGGCGCGCCTTTTCGCCCGGCTGCTCCACCGAGATGTTGCTGCCCGCGATCAGCAGGTGCTTCAGGATTTTCTCAACCTTATCGCCATCGAGCGAAGAGAAAGCCCCCGCAATCGCGGGAGCTGCATCCTCCACCTTGATGTCGAGCAGACCATTGCCCTCCTTTTCCGTGTCCACGGCGGACAGCAGCGGCGCAAGGCCAGACACGAGCGGCAGAACGAGCGCTGCCAGTTCGCCGGTCATGTTTGCTGCTTTGAACGCCGGGAGCGGACGGATGTAGAAGATGTTCTCGCCCACGTTTACTTCGCGGGTTTCGAGCTGCTTCAGATTATTCATCAGCGTCCTCCTTACTCTTTCAGGGTTGCATCGCCGGTGTCAAGCTCCCACTCGCGGTTGTTGGTTTCCTTGCCGCGAGTGACCGGGGCTTTCTTTACGCACCATGCGGCTTCCGTGCTGAACACCAAACCGCCCTTCAGGTCCTTAATCAGAATCGGGAACAGGCCGTTGCCGGTGTCGCGGTCGAGATCAACCATGCCGGAGAAGTACGAATTACTGTCGCTGGTCTGCAACAGGGTGAGCTTGACTTTGTAGGTGTTATCCGGCGAAATCGAGCGGGCAATTTCACCATCACAGCCGGTCTTCTTGGTGATGCCGTCTCCGTTCGGCTCAATGCTGATGAAGCTGTCATCCGCATAGCCGGTGACGATGTGCGTACCACAGGTGACGATAACTTCCTTCGGGTTGTAGGTCTTAATCTTGCTGGACATTTATTTTCCCTCCCTTACAGGTTCTCGTAGGTCAGGCAACCCTTGATTTCCACCACATGGATAGCGCCAGCAATGCGGGCCGAGAACTTGCAGTCCTTCAGAATGCGGGATGCTTTCTGCACGCTGGTCAGGTCTGCCGCCAGCGGCACAGACGTGGTATAGCCCGGAATGGCATTGCCGTCTGCATCATACTCCGTGGGAGCGATGCCTCCGTACTTCTGGCCGTCCTTCAGGGATGCGAGCATCTGGTTCTCAACAAGGCCGATGCCGTTGTCGGTGTAAGGAATCTTCGGGTTGACGATGAGCAGGTTCACGACACGAACCTGCATATCGTTCTGGAGCCAGTCGCGGAAGCGGATAACATCAATCCACTCACCGCCGCCGGTCTTGCCGCCCTGCGTGATATTCTTGGATGCCACGGTAATGACGTAGTTGAAATTTGCAGCCTCCAGTTTCTTGATAAACGTGCTGGTCAGCTTTGCAGGAGAAACGGTCGCAAGCGGCATCAGTGCCCACGTTTCCTGACCGGCGTGGTAGTTCATCGCCTTGACGGCCGCAGCTACAGCCATGCCGTACAGGTTCTCAGCCGGGATGTCGTTCTCCAACTGGTCGGCCGTTTCTTTCGGGAAGAACGGGAAGCTGCGCAGATAAAGGCCGGCATCCACAATGGGTTTATCCGGATCCTTGTCGATGTAGCCGCACAGCTTGTTCTGGGTTTCGGTCCACTGGATGATTTCCTTGACCTTTTCATCCGCCAGACCGACCGGGCAGATGCAGTACCAGCCATTGACGGCCAGCGCGTTCTCCAGAACCGCGCTTACGGTCTGCAATGCAGGGTCTTCACTCTCTTTGTCCACGATGTCGCCCATAAAGGCAACATAGACCTCATGGGGTCTGGGAGACTGCGAAAAAGCCACCCGTGCAGCCACGCCAACAGGGTC